TTAATAAAGGAACACAAACCAATAATGGTGTTTATGAGTATTCTAAAACATTTTTTTCCACACTTGAAAATTTTGGAAAAAATAAAGAAATAGAATTAATGGTTCAAAACCAATATGGTCCAGAAGGTCAACAAAGTAAAACCACAATAACACCCAATTTAAATTTCCAAACAAAGGCCAATGAAGGAAACTACGGTTATGCCGATAGTATTCAGAGTAGTTTAGAAACTAAAGGAAATGAGTTAGAAAAGTTTTTAAGGGTATTAAACAAATACGGACCCGAAAAACAAGCAGGGCAATACGGTGATTCTGTTTTATTTGAAGTAAAAACTTTAGGGACAAATACCGGTGAATATAAGAACCAAATAGATGCGCAAGGTAGTTTATTAGAGACTGAAGGTCAATTACAAGAGATTATATTATACACTAAAAACAAGTACGGACCGGCCGTTAAAGGTAGTAAATCTTATGGTAATGTAGTGCCGATCAACGATGAGTTCTCATTAGGATCAAATTACGGAGAGTATATTCCAAACGAAAGTTCTGGAAATGAAAGTGAATTACAAATATTAGGGGAACAAAACTTAACCATTTTATTAAATAATGTTTACCAACCAACAAACCCAACAGAAGTAACGCCAAACGATAATATACAACAAAAACCAAGTAAAGGTGAGTTTATATATGAAACATCAATACCTGAAAGGACAACACAAGAATCCCAAAGTTTGGTTTATTCTAAAAACAAATATAATAATGGTGAAGGTGGATTTGAGATTCTAACTATAGATGACCTAACCACCGAAACGCTTAATAGTCCTTACTTGTTAAGTGACACAACATTCGCTTTCATATCTTCTGACTATTTGCCGATTTCCATATTAACAACGGATAATGTTGAAAACATAAATGGTAGTGATGGTAAGTTAAGTCAAGATTCGTCGTTAGCGCAAATAGGGGCAAAACAACTACAAAAAGAATTTAAGGCGAGAGTGGCTTTTGAGTTATTACAACAAACGTTAGGTAAGTCAACACTTACTAATTCTACTATAACACCAAATAGTGGAGGGATTTCTGTGAATCCAAAATTAAACCCATTTGATGTCTTAGGGGTATTATCAAATAAATTACCAATAATACAAAGAGACTATAAAATAACATTACCAAATAATGATGACAAATCGGTTGGGTTTGTTGGTAGATTATCTGGTCTTTATTCACCATATTCAATAATACCTACTCAGTATTTCGATTACCCAAACAGGAACTTTTTAAGCCAATCGATCGATAACCCTGTGGGTGCGGCATTAGGTCTCGTTAATAATTTGGTTAATAGTATAACATCACCATTTATTGATTCTGGATCTGAATTATTTATTGCTAACACCTCACCCGCCGTTAGAGGGTTATTATTCGATCAATTATTTTATAACAACTATAGACCTGACTATCTTTTAAGTTCACTACAAAGTCCAAACCTATTAGCACCTAAAGGTAATTACTACGTCGGTAACACTAAAAACTTTATAAGAGACGCGGTTAGTCCTAAAACCGACCAACCAAAAGGAAGAAACAAAAAGGCAAATATAGGTCCGGTTTTTAGTTATGGTGAGATAGCAAAAGAATATGAGGGACCAAAATTATCAGAACAACTTTTTGGGATATCATCTAAACCATATTATGATGGTGTGGGACCACAAGGTGGGTTTACTTGGATAGCTAAAGACAACTTATATGGTCCTGGAAAATTCGTAGGTCCGGGAAATAAACAAATAAACGGTAAAAGTGATACCGTATTTGAACAATCAAGTTTTGGGCCTCAATACAATAAATCGAAGTCTACGGAATTTGGTTTAACTGAAGGGTCTATTTTAGACGTGACACAAAAATTAGTACAAGCGGCTAACAATTCCTCAAGAAGAAGTGAACACGTTGGTAACGCAATAAATCAAGTATCTAAAGTGTTTAAAGATGGTTTAATGGAAATGACGAAGGGATCCAAAGTTATCCGATACACAACACCGACATCTGTTGATCCGTCACAAGCGATTATGGGGTATGAGTATTGTCGATTATTCACAAAAGATAGGCCGTACCTTACATATAATGAATTACAAAAAAAAGACGGAAACATAAGGAATTTTTCTTACTCTGTATTAGATAAAACCTACAACCTCAATATTGCTCCTATGGGTAGTAAAGATAATTTAGGGTCAAGTAATATTACTAATGAGGGTAAAGTAAAAAAATATATGTTCTCTATTGAGAATTTGGCGTGGAAAACATCCAATAAGTCTGGATATAGGGTCGACGATTTACCTGCTTGTGAGGTGGGACCTAATGGTGGTAGAATTATGTGGTTTCCACCATATGAGTTAAAGTATGACGATTCTTCCAATGCTAGTTGGGATAAAGTAAATTTTTTAGGTCGACCAGAACCTATTTATCTGTATAAAAATACTGAAAGATCGGGAGGATTATCTTTTAAAATTGTGGTAGACCACCCATCAATTTTAAATTTGATTGTTAATAAAGAACTTGAAAAAGAAAATAATAGTGAGTCAACAAAAATAATTGATTCGTTTTTTGCTGGTTGTTTAAAGTATGACCCAATATCCCTACTTAAAAAGTATAGACAATTTAGTTTAAGTGACGTTTTTGAAGCCACAGAAGCATTAAATAGTATACAAGACTTAAAAAAGGTAATTAATGAAATACCAAAATCACAAACAACAGGAGAAAAAACAACAACTACTAGTGATATAACCGGATCCGAAAACCAAACAAGTAACACTTCAGACATAACCGAACTAGAAAAAGGATCTGTAAAGGGGGGTAAATTTGAAGAAATAATTTTATTGTTTGACCAATCAATTCCGACTGAGACCTCATTAGGGGGAGGTCTTGAAAGTGATAATGATTATGAGACCCTTTATGGTGCTTTCATTGGTAATAAAACAACATATATAAATTCGGTAACAACAAACTCCAATTTTCCTGACGGATCATATATAGAATACGGAACAACAACTAAATTAGTAGACCTACCATCCACAATCACCATTGTAGACGCCGCTTCAAAATATATAATATTCAAAAAATCTAGTTTAGAAACTTTATATACTGACATACTGAAAGAAAAGTCTGATTTTGATGATTTCTTAAATAAACTTGCCACCGCATTAAAATCAAATGCGACCGTATCATTTACCATTGTTTCGTCCGCTAACTCAAACGGGACCGTTGACTATAATAAAAAATTGTCAAGTAGGAGATATGATTCAGTATTAAAAACGATATTAAGTAAAGATGATGGTGATGGTGCAACGCTAAAAAAATATTATGAAAGTGGTAAATTAAAAATTACATCAGACCCACAAGGAAAGGGCTCAATATTAAAAACCGATGAATATTCAAATATTGATTGTTCAAGGGCGTTTAATAATACTAATACGGATGGGAAGGCATCAATACAGGCAATGTTATGTAGAAGAGTGACGATCACAGAACTAGAGGTAACGGCCGCTGAGGTTATTCCTGAAGAGAAAAATCCAAATAGTGAATCGGATAAAAAACCATCAGAAACTTTACCGAACTTAAATGCGGCGGAAACTACAAACGTAAACAACACAACACCTCAATATGTAACCACTAATTCATCAAGCAGACTAACAGGGGCTAACGCTAAGACCGCAGGACTAACTAAAAAATTATTAAGAAAACTTTTAAGCGAATGTAGTTATTTTGAAATGTTACAAGAACAACAACCGATGGTTTATGACGGTATTAAAAGTAAAATTAAAAATTTTAGCCCAACATTTCACTCAATGACACCTGAAGGGCTTAATTCTAGATTAACATTTCTAAATCAATGTGTGAGACCTGGTGATACGATACCTACAGTCGTTTCGGCGGGTAATCAAGGGCAAACCGCACTACAATATAATGACGTGTTTAATAGTGCCTTTGGTACACCACCGGTATGTATTATTAGGGTTGGTGATTTTTACAACACAAAGGCAATAATTGAAACCGTTAAGTTTGACTATAACGAGGCGAGATTTGACTTAAATCCCGAAGGAATTGGGGTACAACCAATGATAGTGGACGTAACATTAGGTCTTAAATTTATTGGTGGTCACGGACTTAAAGGTCCTGTCGCGACATTACAAAACGCATTATCGTTTAATTATTATGCAAATACAGAAATGTATGATGAAAGGGCGGAAGAGACTGAGGTTGATAAATACACAAAATTGGATTCTGAGTTATTAGAAGACATAAAAAATGAATATGGTATATTAGATGGTAAACGGAATGAAGGAAATAGTGCTGGAAACACTATAGGTACTATATTAACTAATTTCGTTGATCCAACAACTAGTGCAATAACAGGAACAATACAATATAAAGATGTGATGAAAACCCTTACCACGGTTAGTGAAGAATATTTTAATACAATTTTTAATAATTTTGAAAAAATTAAAAACGAAACACTAATAGGGGGCATTATACTTTATAATTCAGAAAAAAAATACACGCAAGGTCGTTTTAATTGGTTAAGTGGGGACAGCACAAATGTAGTTAATATTTTTGGTAAACCTTTTTCATTTTCAGACAGGATAGATACTATTATAAGCCAAGCTAAGGACGATGTGGATAAAGAAGTATCACCATTATTAAGTAAGATATCGATAGCGTCTTTTGATAATTCAGAGACAAGAAAAATAAAAAGAAGAATTAAAGAATTAATTGATGGTAAGAGTAGCGGGTTAAAACTAACATTATCATCGGCACAGGCAAACATTATAAAAAATGAAGTATCTTTAATAAAGATAACCGATAAATTAAATTATGTGTCAGATAAAGTTGATGGTTATATAAATAATCGAGGGGGGGTGGTTATCTTTGATCTATCAGGGGTCACAACCGGAACAACAAATACCTTTGATGAGTTAGTGACGGACTTCTTAAAAGTCGGAACCGACTTAAACACATATAACCAAAAATTAGATGAATTTAAAATAGTGCCGACCGGAACATCATATACGTACAATGATGAATTAAATTTTGAAATGTATTTAGACGAAGTGGGCGGATACAAGAGTGTGTCGAAACAAAGAAATGTGTTTTTTATGGTGTTCGGTAAAGAAATCTTAGATGATTATGTGAAGTTTATTGATAGTATAGTGTCGGTTATCCCACTATCCTCAACACCGCCAGCCGAAGAGGCTAGAGACAAATGGAAACAAGTTTTATTAAGTAACTTAGGGTTTGTATACGATTATAATGTAAATGAAATAACAAAAAGACCTACTGGATTATATCAGGATTTTGAAAATTCTAAAACTAAAACGGACTCACTATTTAACAAATTTAGGTACGATTTTTTAGACACATTTATACCTGCTAGTAGGTACCTACCAACTGGTTTTGAAACAAAAGACAGGATAATGGACTACAAAAAACAAAATCCAGTAATCCCACCTTATGATGAAAATCTAAAAGACCTATCAAGTAAAAACGACGTTGATTGGGAATACTTTAACTTGAAAAAAACACTTAATTAATATGGATTATTATAGAAGGTATAGTAAATTTTTTTTAAACGGCACCCAAACAGTAGTACCCTTTATTAGTATAGGTAATAGGTCGTCTGATCAAAAATATGTTTACAGGGCTGGACAATCTAGACTTGATAAAATAAGTTATGAAAAGTATGGTTCACCTTATTTTGGTTGGTTAATACAAATTGCAAATCCCATTTATGGTGGGTTAGAAAGTGATATTCCTGATGGTACAATATTAATTGTGCCGTACCCTTTAATAAGTGCATTACAAGACTACAAAAATGCGATAGATACACATATTTTTTATTATGGCAGATAATTTAAATCAAAAATCAATATACGTAGAAACGGATTACGACAACATTATATTAATAGACCCAAATAAAGTCGTTGTAAATAATGTTGTAAAAGATAGACTTGTAGAACACGAAGAATTGGTTTTTTATGCCAACCTATCTACAAGGTCGGTACCAAGAACTAAATTGGCTGTCGGAATTGATGGTACGGAGAGTAATGTAGTGAATACAACTATAGCTAGTTTAAATGGATCTGCCGACATTAATTTTTTACAACCACAAGGTAAACGTGCTTTTGATACGAGTTGGTCAAATCAATTAACAGGTTCGGGTTCTCGTGGTGGTTTGGGAGTCAATCAAACTAAAGAAACTGAAATCCAAAATAAAGACGGTACGACAAGGTACATTAGAGACGTACTGAATTACGAAGATACCCAAATGTTAGGTATTACTAGTATTAAAGTTGATATCTCAGGTGGAAAGGCTGGAGGAATGTTTGTCCCAACTGTTGATATAGAATTAGTTGACGTACAAGGAAGAACTTTATTTGAACAAGGAGAAAAGTCACTATATTCTGTATTTTTTAATTTACCATACCCAATATTTTATTTAACACTTAAAGGTTATTATGGTAAAGCCATTAGGTATAGTTTGAATTTAATAAGTTTTAGCGCCACTTTTGATCAAGAGTCAGGTAATTTTAAAGTTAGTTTAAAATTACTTGGAAAAAATTCAGGACTTTTAAGTGATAGTCTTTTAGATTACGCTAGAACGGCACCAAAAATGTCACCAACACTGATAACTGAGGAGTCACCATCATCCACAAACTCAACAACCACAACGACGAGCAGTAAAGAAACCTCTTTAGGGGGTCAAATATTGGATGAGGTTTATGGGATATATAAGTCTAAAGGTTTAATTGCTGACGATTTTCCACATTTAACTATAGATCAGTTTATTGAGGATGCCGATAGTTTTACAACAACTATGCAACAAAACATAGAAAAAGGTGACTTTGTCGTTTTAAGTGATATAGACCAATTTAGGACCGATTTAAAAGAATTAAAAGATAGGTCGTATAAAGTAATTTTAAGAAATTATTTGGACACTACTAACTATTTTTTTTATAACAATCAAATATATTACCCATTTAAGAATACATTACCATACCAAAAAAGGGTGGATATAATTAGTGCTATTAAAAAAGAAATTAATAATTCGCTTGATAATATGCGTAAAAACGCATCTTTTGGTCAGGATGCCGATGGTGATAACCAAATACCCGTAAATATAAATGATACTGAAATTTTTGAAGTATTTAATTATAATCTATTAAATAAAGAAGACTACAAAAAAACTTTAGCGGCAAGAATAAATGCGATACCAACTGACGACCAAGTTAATGTTTTTACCGCTCAATTAACAAAAGATTTTACATTAAAAGAAACCATTAAAGACATTAACGGTAACGACATTGAGACATTCCCAATCCTACTAAAATATGGTGAGATACAATTTGGTGGTGTAAAATATGTGGAAAATGGATTTTTAGATAAAATACAACTTTTATCTGCAAAAATTGACGAAAGAGAAGAAAAGATAGAAACCCAATTATCGGAAGACTTATCAAAAAAAGTAATAGATAAGAATGGTGGTTTAGGATATGCACCAACAATAAGGAATATCATGGCAATTCTAATGGCTGGTTTGGATACCTATTATCGTATAATGGATAGGACCCATACCCAAGCTTGGAACCAAAGAGACAACCCAAGAAGGGTTAGTACTATATTACCACCAGATAAGAATGGTGGTATAGAAGGTAAGAACAGTGTCGGTGGGACATCGACCGACATAAAAAATATTAACATAGTATATCCTTGGCCAACATATTATGTACAAGAAACCGAAAAAGACGGTACAGAAAAATACAATATTAGATACGTTGGGGATCCTAAATATAGCGATAAAACAGAAGCGTTTGATTTGAGTGTATGGCCTGAAGTAAAATTTTTAGAGGATTATTTAACCGCATCAACAAAAAAACAAAAGGTAGTTAATAGGAACGTTTATAATAACTCTAAAGAATTGGCGAAGTACGGTTCGTGTAATACTATTTATTTTCCTTTTGATGACGTACCGTATGAGAATGCGTCAATAGTTCCGTTTTTTTATGAGATGTATGAAAGAATATACGCATTGAGCCACTACACTAAATTAAATAAAAGTACATTTAACCAAAACCAAATTGGTAAATTTTTAGCAGATTTAGAGGCTAAAAATATTATAGGATCGGTAATCAATAGTCCTGAGTTAAAACAAATGTTAAAAACTAAAAAATTTAACATACAGAGTTTGAGGGAAGAATTAAGGATATTATCTAATAATGGTACCGGTAGTAATTGGTTGGATTTTATCGGAGATAATTATGTTACAGAATACATAAGAAACGACATACAAAAAGATTTTGGTCTTTATGATCTGAGGTCGATTAACGCTCGATCAGTTAGTTTGGATAATACAATCCCATTAGTAAACAAATTCCAAGAATATTTAAGGAGTTCTAATATTTCGGAGTTATCATTTTTAGATACCTTACCATATACCGATAGTGATTTTATTAATAATTATTCCCCGTTTATAGATAACATATCATTTAATGACACAAGTAAAACGTATATATTTTTAGATGATAAAAAAACTATTGCTAGAATAAACGAAACCGATGATTATAAAACGATCAGGTGTTTCAAATATTATGCGGATCAGCAGTTTAAAAACTTTAACACTAACGTATTAGTAAACAAGATTGATAATACAACAATAAATGATCGTACAACTTTACAAAACTTTTTTAAAAATGGTACAAGTAGTAGTAACTATATAACTGTAGATAAAATAGAATTAAATAGCTCATTATATAAAGGAAATGTAGGGACACCAATACAACAATGTTCGTTATTAAACACCCCTTATTTTGTAAATGCGTTATTAAAAGGTGTTGAGAAAGACAAATTAAATGAAGAAAACCCATACGCAGCTCTTGGGTATATCTACCTAAACTCTATACCTCTAGCAGACTTAGTGGATCCGTTATATGACATAAACAAAGATGAAGCCTTGGATGCGTTAGGCGCAACACTAAAAAACTTTTCATCAATACACCAAATACCCTATTCTTTAATGTTAAAGTACGGTTCCATATGGTACCGATATAAAAAATATATTGATGATGGTATTGATATTTTGGACGATGTTTGGAACGATTTTAATTATAAAAAATATTATGCAACCAACGAGTCGTTAAGTACTAATTATAAGATTAGGGACTATACAGGAGGAACTATAGATTTTTATGGGTTTAAAAGTGACCCACTTAATGTGGGGTCAATGGATTCGATTAACACAGGATTTTACCCAAAATTAATAAACGATTTCTATTGGTATTTTACAAAGAAGGATTTATTTACGGGGTATACACAAACTGAATTTGATGATTTATATACTCAAAATAAATTAAAAATAGGTTTAAATACAAGAGCAAGTAACGTTATGAGTTTAGGGGGTGACCCCAATAACTTAATAAGATCAATAAGAGTTACCCCATTTTTTCAATATTTAACTTTTGATAAAGACCCGCTAATTGATAAAAATTATAAAACACATTTACTTATACCGTCTAATGGAGGAATTAATATAAATCAAACCATCTTAGAATGTTTTGATAACACAAATAAGTTAACAATTGAGGTAAAAGATAATTCAGCAGTTTATAATGGATCGGTTAGGTCTTTATGGGGAGCATCACAATACGGGTATTTTGATAATAATCAAATAACAAAACCCGCATATAATCAGTATGTTAATTTTAGTAATAAAACGTTTTTACCACCATCTATTGAGGACATATTTGCAGTATTTAAACCTGAAATGTTAGACCAATTTGAAAAGGCGTTTTTAGGGTTTTCAAAACGAGAACCGACTCAAGCGGACATATTAATCTTAGATAAAGAACAAACAAGCCCATCATACACAAGTACAAATAAAATTACAAACGTAAAACAAAGAAGATTATTTGACCAAATAAAAAATATATTTTTAGTTAAGAACAATGATGTTAATTTGATAAACCAACAAAATCAAGATGCGTATGCACTTGCAAACGCACAAATATCAAATTTTACTTTAAGTGTAAAAGAATTTATGTCGTTTGATTTTATTTTAAAAATAGGGAATGCGGGTAATTTTGATAGAAAAATATTTAATAGTTTTTTAAACGAAGCGGGGTACACACCGACTAACCCTATACTATTTAGTCCGTATATACAAAACACTTTACCAGGTTTTGGTCAAAGCGTGGGGTTAATGAATAGCGCATCGGCATACCCAAATGAATGGAAAACGTTACAAAAATATGTCGGGTTCTCAACAATAAAAGACGTACTTTACTCCGATACCGGATCAACAATTACCGATTTCTTTATTGATATGAATGTCGAATTCACTGAAAGTAATATTAAATCACTATATCAAATTATAAAAATATTTGCAAGATACAAACAAGAATCTATTAAAAAAAATATACCATCTAACTCTGCGATTTTTAAAATTTTATTAAGAACATTTATTAGTGATTTAAATCTAATAGATGATAATATGGTGACTGAAATATCCACCTATTTAAATAAGAACTTACCGGTAATAAAAGTAAAAACTAACGGAACTGCATCCTCACTTGAGGGTGATGTAACAAAACTATCATTATATAATGTGTTTCAAGCTTTTAATGATAAGTGGGTTGCTGGTAGCGATTTAACAACAAAAACCTTATTTGAAGATTTTTTGTTTCACGACGTGGCGAATAACGATATTGGAGATAAAATCCAAGTCGACTTAGAGAGGGTTAGGGACTTATTTAAATCTGACGGTTCTGTGGATATACTTGCGGTCGTTGGGGAGATTTTGAGTATTTGTGGTGATATGATATTTTTTTCTTTACCGTCTTATGTTAATTTTTACGGAATACAGGAGCCATCAAAAAACCCACAAGCAGCTGATATTGATCCTGCGAACTCTCTTTTTGGTACGTGGACTAATGTTGATTATTTGGCGTCCACAGCAAAATTCCTTTGTATCTATACGGGTAAAGAATCTGATAAATTACAACAAAGAGATAATGGTTTTGTTTTATACGGTGACGACAGTTATGATTTTAGAAACCCAGCAACAAACCCACTCAGAGTACAAGACAACAAGCAAAATAAATCCATCACAAATAAGGTAGTTGGGTTTAATGTGGATTTTGGAATAAGAAACCAAAATATGTTTAAAGGGTTTAATGTTGGTATGGATGATAAAAAAAATACCTCAGTTACCTTTCAAGTGAATACCGATTTGGGTAATGTTGCTAGTGGGGATAAAATATCACAACAAACCACATCCCTTTATTCTTTTTATAAATCATTATCATATAATTGTACCATAACTTCCTTGGGTAATGTTATGATACAACCTATGATGTATTTTAATTTAAGACACGTACCGTTATTTTACGGACCATATTATATCTATAATGTCACACACACAGTCAATACACAAGGGTTTGAAACTCAATTTAAGGGGTCTAGAATGCCAAAGTACGCATTACCACAACCAGATAGTTTAGCAACGTATCTTAAAACTAACTATTTAGAAAAATATAAAGCAAAGATATTAGAAAGAAAAAACACAGAAGGTGCTCCGACCAATTTAGAAACAATATTAGACCCTGAAGGTCAGAAAAAAGAAAATTCAGGAAAACAAAGCGACCTAGAGGTTTGTGAAAAAAATGTAAATAACTCATTTAAAAGCTTACCATATGTTAATGTTAAAAAAAATACATTAACTTATGAGGATTTAAAAATACTATTAAACAATAACGTAACCGAAAGGGATATTAAGTTAAGTTTATTTACTATTGCGTTAACAAGGGGTATAAACGCGTCTAATGATGATGGAACAATAGAACCTTTAAATAAAAATTATTTTGAATTAAACGCCATTAATTTAATACAAGGTGTTAGACCTGAATTTAAAGAATTAATTTGTGTGCAATCAGATGGATTCCCAACACCATTGTTTTCATTTACCGGAGAAACGGATTCAATTAAAGTGGCGTCTTCATTTATTGTTGGTATGGCACCTATTATTACAGTTTTAAAGGCAGAAAATGGTGGATCGGAAGTAGATGCAATCGCTCAATTTATTATTGCGACTTGGGATAATGGTGCTGGATTTACTTTAGACGCTAAAGGGATTAAGGCTTTTGTTCTTGGTAATATCGCTAATAATGAAGTTGCTCTAGCCACCTACGATTCTTATGTTGCGACGGTAAAAATTGCACAATCGTATTTTCCGTAATGAATTTTATAAACAACGACATATTTATATAATAAAATAAGATTATGAATGTAAAAAATTTATTGGACGATTACCTTAAAAAAGATAGTCGTATCACTGAAAAACAAACTGAGAATGGATACAAAAAGGTTTGTGATTTAGATACAGGTGATTGTTATACTGTAAGAATGAAAGACGGACTCATTGAAAGGTTCGACAATACGGTAAAAACTAATAGAACTTTGAGAGTTGAAACACCTACAGGTGTTAAAACATTATTGAACGGTTAAAAAAATTAAAATGAATTTAGAAAGAAGAATACTTGAGGAATTAAAAAGATTCAACGAAATTAATGGGTATATTTTAAAGGAACAAGGGGGAGAACTACCACCACCACCTGAAGATATAGCGGCAGGAGCACCACCTGAAGATCCAGCGGCAGGAGCACCACCGGCAGACCCAGCAGCAGGAGCACCACCGGCAGACCCAGCAGCAGGAGCACCACCATCGGGAGGTGCCGATGAGATTCCGGAACCTGTTGATGTAGAGAATGATCCTGATGTTGAAGAAGTTGGGGGTAAAGATTCCGAAGATAAGGGAGGAGACGAGGATACAGAAGAGATTGATATTACGGATTTAATCACTGCACAACAAGAGATCAAGGCAAAACAAGATGAATTTATGGATGGTATTTTTGCTAAATTGGATGATCTAACAAGTAAATTAGAAAATATGGACCAGATATTAAATAAGATTGATAGTCTTGAGAATAAGTTTGATAAGTACCGTGAAAAAACACCTGAAGAAAAATTAATGTTAAGGTCTTTAGATTCTTATCCGTATAATCAAAAACTAACTGATTTTTTTGATGATAAGAAAGGTGAGATGGAAGAGACGGGTAAAAACGAATATGTCTTAACATCTGATGAAGTTCAAAATTTTTCACCAGGAGAAATCAAAAAAACGTTTAACATTTACAATGCCGAGAATAACGAAGAAAACGGTAATATTAGAATGTAAAAAATACTTCCGAAATCACCATTTCGGAAATGAAGGGTTCGTTTATTCGGACCCTTTTTTTATTTGACATTTTATAAAAATCACCTATAATTGTTATAGATAAAAGAGTTAAAAATTAAAAAACAAATCTATGGCAAATTCAATTGACGCGGTACTCGCACAGTACGAAAAGAACTCAACACCGAGTTCACAAAAACAAAGTATTTCACAAGAAGACAGGTTGAAAAAGTACTTTTCAGCAATTCTTCAAAAGAATGAAAAATCGGCACAACGAAGAGTTCGTATCCTACCAACAAAAGATGGTTCATCTCCATTTGTGGAAGTTTGGTATCACGAAATTCAAGTTAACGGACAATGGGTAAAATTGTATGATCCTGAAAAAAACAACAACGAACGTTCACCACTTACAGAAGTTTATAACGAATTAATGGCGACAGGTAAAAAAGAAGACAAAGATTTGGCATCACAATACCGTTCACGTTTATTTTATATTGTTAAAGTAATTGATCGTGACAACGAACAAGATGGGGTTAAATTTTGGAGATTTAAACACAACTACAAACAAGAAGGTGTGTTGGATAAAATCTTACCAATATGGAAAGCGAAAGGTGACCTTACAGATTCTGAAAAAGGACGTGACTTAATCATCGAACTTATCAAAGCAAAAACACCCCAGGGTAAAGAATATACTGTAGTACAAACTATTATGTATGATGATCCTGCTCCGATACATACTGATAAAGAAATTATGGAAGGGTGGATGACAGACGAACTTACTTGGAATGATGCTTACTCTAAAAAACCTGTCGAATATTTAGAAGCTGTGGCTGTTGGAGAAACACCAATGTGGAGTTCTGAACTTAAAAAATATGTTTACGGTGAAGAAACTGAGATTTCTCTTGGTGGCGGAACAGAAACAAAATCGGAAAAACCAATTGTTGATCCACAAGCAAACGATGAAGTTGATGAAAACTTACCATTCTAATTTATAATATATGAGTAAAATAACAGAAAAAATGTATGAAGCTCTGACCTTGAGATATAGGTCAGAGATGGCAGAATCCGAGGCGACTCTCCTAATTTATTTCAACAACCCTGTTGGTATTGGAGAACATCCACAACATTTAGAGGAAATGGATCGGTTTGTTGATAAAATGGCAAACGCAAAGGGTAAACTTGAAATGTTGGAAACCATTTACAAATATAACGTGAAAAGAGACGATAGATTTGAAGTGACGGAAGACATGTTAAAAATATTAAACGAACAAGAAAATGGCAATTAAGAAGAAAGTAATATCGTTAGATAGTATTAAAGGTAAATTTTCGACTAAAACAAAATATAAACCCGAAAGTTTTTATAACTGTGGAGATGCGTTTATGGAAGCGTGTGGATTACCTGGACCTGTGATGGGAGGAATCAATATGTTTTTAGGGCACTCTAACACATCAAAAACAACGGCAATGATACTTGCAGCTGCGGACGCACAAAGAAGAGGTCACCTACCTGTTTTAATTATAACTGAGAAAAAATGGAGTTGGGAACATGCTATCGAATTGGGACTACAAGCAGAAAAAAATGAAGACGGTGAATATGACGGTATGTTTATATTTAACGATTCATTTGATGTGATAGAACAAGCGACCGAATTTATTAACGACATATTGGATGCACAAGAAAACGGAGACATCCCTTATAATATTTTATTTCTTTGGGATTCAATCGGATCTATTCCATGTCAGATGACATTTGATGGTAAAGGTGGTGGAATGCATAACGCGAAAGTATTGGCTGATAAAATCGGAATGGGAATACATTCTCGTATTTCTAAATCAAAAAAAGAAGATTACCCATACTATAATACTTTAGTGATATTAAATCAGCCTTGGGTTCTACTTCCTGATAACCCATTTGGACAACCTGAGATTCAAGCAAAAGGTGGTACGGCAATATGGTTGGCGAGTAGTTTAGTGTTTCTTTTTGGTAATCAGAAAAAGGCAGGAATTAGTCACATAGACGCAACTAAAAACGGTAGAAAAGTATCGTTCGCTATTAGGACTAAGATATCGATTTTAAAAAATCACGTTAATGGTATTGGTTATAAGGATGGTAAGATCGTTGCGGTACCTCATGGATATATTTCCGACACAAAAGATGCGTTGGATAAATACAAAAAAGAATACTCAGATTATTGGGTTACAAAAATGGGAGACGCAAACTATTCTTTAGATGAGTCTGCAGGATATGACGACGAGACGGTAGATTAGAAAAAAAGTAGTATCAGTAAATAAATACAAATGATTAAAACCCTATTAATTGACGGGAATAATTTATTAAAAATTGGGTTTCACGGAGTTAAAGGATATTTTAATGGTGTTGAGCATGTGGGTGGTATTTGGCATTTCTTAAATACCACTCGCAGATTCATCGAAGAAGGAAATTTTGATAAAGTAATCGTTGCTTGGGACGGAGTAACAAGCACATCACAAAGGAGGTTATTCTACCCCAACTATAAATTAAACAGAAAGGCACCAACGGATGAGAACTTAGAGTTGTCATTTAACAAACAAAAACTAAGAGTAAAACAATACTTAGAGGAAATGTTTGTTAGACAAATTGAGTTTGAAAATTCAGAAGCGGACGATTTAATTGCATATTATTGTCAAATATCGAAAGGAGAACAAAAGACTATCTTTAGTGGTGATAGAGACCTAACACAACTTATCTCGGAAGATGTGACCATATACTCACCTAATACCAAAAAGTATTATAAGAATGGAGATAACATCAAACTACACGAAATTGAGATACCTCACTATAATGTAAAAACATTTAAGATAGTTTCTGGTGATAAATCAGATAATATTGATGGTATATATTACTTAGGTGAAAAAACTTTTGTGAAGTTATTTCCTGAGATACTTGAAAGAGAGGTTTCTTTTACCGATATTTTAACAAGAGGTGAAGAACTTCTAAAAGAACAAAAAGAAAATGCAGTCCTAAAAAATTTACTGACGGGTAAAACAAAGGGGGGTATATTTGGTGACGAGTTTTTTAAGGTCAATAAAATGATCGTGGATTTATCGGAACCGTTGATTAGTAAAGAAGGAAAAGAATTGGTTGAACTATATTACTCTGAGTCGTTGGATCCTGACGGAAGGGGGTATAAGAATCTAATTCGGATGATGATGGAAGATGGGTTATTTAAATACCTACCGAAAGGTGACGATCAGTGGGTATATTTTTTAAAACCATTTTTAAAATTAACAAGAAAAGAAAAAACAAAGTTTAAAGCAAAAAAGTAAAATTATGAAAGAGCAGAATGATATAACAAAGGTTGAATTCCTAATGACACTTAATAATAATTTTGTGGTACAAAGGTTTTTTAATGTAAAAGGGTTTAACGAAAAAGCTAAAAATAGCGTTGAGTTAACTGACTATATTAAAGATTTATCTGACCACTTAAAAACAAAATTAAGAAACAAGTGTGTGGTTTATATGTTGGAAAACAGATACCAAATTGAGGAAGACCCAACCATTTTAGAAACATCAAACACAGACGGACCCGAAACATTTAACATTATTTTAAAGGTGGGAAATGAGACAATTTGTCATAGAATCATTGACGCTAAACTATACCCACCAAAGGTAAGATATACACTGGATATACGACCAGACATAAAAAACGTTTTAAGAGAGCTAACTGACATTTTATCAGACAAAAATTTATCTTTTACTATGATGAATTATTCATTGGCTTAATAGTATTTATTAAAACAACAGAACAAAAATCTATAAAATATGTCAGATAAAAAGAACTTCGGATACTTAGGAAATACTTTTCAAATACAACTTTTAAACAATATAGTAACATACAAAGATTTCGCTAATTCCATCATTGAAGTTATTGACCCACACTATTTTGATAACCAATATTTTAGAATCATTTGTCAAATGATTAGAGAATATTATACAAAATATGATCACACTCCGACATTTGATACACTTGAACAACTAACAAAATCAGAAATCAGTTCACCTATGGCTCAAAAGAGCATTTTAGATACAATAGAACAGGTTAAGAACGTTGCTGATGAAGGATCCGTATTTGTTCAAGAAAAGTCCTTAAAATTCTGTAAACAACAGGAGCTCCAAAAAGTTATGGTTAAAACTCAATCAATCATTGATAAAGGTGATTTTGAGAGTTACGATAAGTTAGAGGAAATGGTGAGAGGAGCACTACAAGTTGGTGAAGTAGATAAAGGAACGGCGGATGTGTTTTTTAACCTTGATGAGGTATTAAATGAGGATTACAGACACCCAATTCCTATTGGGGTCCCCGGTATAGATAATTTATTAAAAGGAGGATTAGCCAAAGGAGAAATTGGCGTTATTTTAGCCCCTACCGGAGTTGGTAAATCAACATTCACAACCAAAATTGCAAACCACGCATTTAACTTAGGGTACAATGTACTTCAGATATTTTTTGAAGACAACCCTAAAATTATCCAAAGAAAACACATAACATTATGGACAGGTATTCATCCTGACGACTTAACTGAAAGAAGGGAAGAAGTAATGGAAAAAGTTAAACAGATTCAATCAACAAGAAAAAATAAGTTGATTATGAAGAAGTTGGCTTCCGATACAGTAACCATGAATCAGATTAAAAACCAAGTTAGAAAAATGATTGCTGAAGGCAATAAGATTGATATGATAATTTTAGATTATATTGATTGTGTCGTACCAGACAAAAATTTGGGTGACGAATGGAAAAGTGAAGGTTCAGTTATGAGAGGATTTGAGGCGATGTGTCACGAATTAGACATCGCTGGATGGACAGCAACACAAGGAAATAGAAGCTCAATATCATCAGAGGTTGTGACAACAGATCAAATGGGTGGATCAATTAAAAAGGCACAAGTTGGTCACGTAATTATTACGGTGGCTAAGAGTCTACAACAAAAAGAGATGAATTTAGCAACCATCGCAATTACCAAGTCAAGAATAGGTAAAGATGGTGTTATCTTTGAAAACTGTAAATTTGATAACGGTATGTTAGAAATCGACACAGAACAAAGCGTAACATTCCTTGGGCACGAGGAACAAAAAGAAGAAAGAAACCGTAACCGTATTAAGGAGTTATTGGAAAGAAAAAAACAAAAAGAATCTTAAAATAAAATTATTAAAATAAATTAAAATGGATATTTCGCAAAAAATATTAAGTGACATTACTGTCTTTATGAAATACGCTAAGTTTCAACCGGAAAAGAACCGCAGAGAGACTTGGGAAGAGTTGGTAACTCGTAACAAAGAGATGCACCAACGTAAGTACCCCCACATCAAAGATGAGATAGAAGAGGTATATAAAATGGTATACGACAAGAAAATATTACCATCAATGAGATCGTTACAATTTGGTGGAAAACCAATTGAGATTTCACCAAACAGAGTTTATAATTGTGCATATATGCCAATTGATCACGTTGACTCATTCTCTGAAACAATGTTTTTACTTTTAGGTGGAACGGGTGTTGGATACTCAGTTCAAAAACACCACGTTGAAAAATTACCAGACGTTAAAAAACCAAATCCAGATAGAACAAGACGTTACCTTATTGGTGACTCAATTGAAGGATGGGCAGATGCGATTAAAGTATTAATGGAATCATATTTGGGTTACAAATCATCAACACCTATATTTGATTTTTCAGATATTAGACATAAGGGTGCAATGCTTGTAACATCAGGAGGAAAGGCACCAGGTCCTCAACCATTAAAAGATTGTATTCATCACATAACAAAAGTGTTGGATAACAAAAAAGACGGTGAAAAACTAACACCAATTGAAACTCACGATATTGTATGTCATATTGCAGATGCGGTACTTGCAGGTGGGATTAGAAGGGCGGCACTTATCTCATTATTCTCGGCTGATGATGAAGAAATGATTTCTTGTAAATCAGGAAGTTGGTGGGAACAAAACGCACAAAGAGGTAGAGCAAATAACTCAGCAGTACTTCTTCGTCACAAAATCACAAAAGAATTTTTTATGGATTTGTGGAAACGTATTGAGTTATCGGGAGCAGGAGAACCAGGAATATACTTATCTAACGATAAAGATTGGGGAACAAACCCTTGTTGTGAAATTGCACTTCGTCCGTTCCAATTCTGTAATTTGTGTGAAGTAAATGCGTCTGATATTGAATCACAAGAGGACTTTGATAAAAGAGTTAGAGCGGCATCATTCATCGGAACACTACAAGCGGGTTATACTGACTTTCATTATCTAAGAGACATTTGGAAAAGAACAACCGAAAAAGATGCACTTATTGGTGTTGGAATGACAGGTATTGGATCAGGAGTTGTTTTAGGGTATGATATGAAAAGAGCGGCTAAGGCGGTTAAAGAAGAAAACGAAAGAGTTGCAATACTTATTGGGATTAATAAATCCGCAAGAACAACAACTGTTAAACCATCAGGTACCTCATCATTGGTATTGGGGACATCATCAGGAATACATGCTTGGCATAATGACTTCTATTTAAGAAGAATCCGTGTAGGTAAAAACGAATCAATCTATTCTTATTTGGCGATTAATCATCCTGAGTTAATTGAAGATGAGTTTTTCCGTCCTCACGATACTGCAGTTATTGGTATACCACAAAAAGCACCCGAAGGAGCTATTATAAGACACGAATCTGTATTTCAAATGTTGGAAAGAGTTAAAAAAGTATCTCAAGAATGGATTAAACCTGGACATAGAAACGGACAAAACTCCCACAACGTATCTGCAACGGTTTCAATTAAAGAAGATGAGTGGGACTTGGTAGGTGAATGGATGTGGAACAATAGAGATTTCTACAATGGACTTTCTGTATTACCTTATTCTAACCATACTTATAAGCAAGCCCCTTATGAGGATTGTACTAAAGAAGATTATGAAAGATTACTTACGACTTTAAAAAATGTTGACCTTAAAAAGGTAATTGAACTACAAGACAATACTGACCTACGAGGAGAAGCTGCTTGTTCTGGAAATCAATGTGAGATAGTCTAAAATAAAAAGTATTACCGAATAGTGAGTTATTTATATTTTTTCACTATTTGGTTGTTGAAAATAAAAAATAAAATAAAAAAATTATGGAAAATTATAGCAAAGATGTTTTGAAAAAGGAGTTAGATTCTTTAAATATTTTTAAAGAAGGTTATAAAAATCAAATTAAAAAAAGAAGTGGTAATGAGTTAAAATTTGTTGAAGAACAATTATTTAGTGTAAATAATAAAATAAGCGAAATTGAAAAAACTTTAAAAACATTATGAAAGTACAATGGGGGAATGATGTTACGTTAACTTATCAAGTATTGTTAGCATTTTATAATCGAAGGAAAAACAATTAAAAATGACAGTAAACGCATCAAAAGATTGGGTACAACAATTATATGTTAGAGAATTTGGACCAAAACTACAACCAAACGAGTTCTATTACGATAAAGAAGGTAGAATGGTTATGACTGAAGAATATCATACACGTAGAGGTAGTTGTTGTGGTAATGGATGTTTAAAATGTCCGTACGAACCCATACACGAAAAAGGAAATGAAGTTTTACAAGAATCCCGACATTAAGTTGGGATTTTTTATTTTATGATATATTTATAATTAAATTGGTGATATGACAAAAATTATAAGACTTACAGAGTCAGATTTAACAAGAATCGTTAAAAGGGTATTAAAAGAGGTGAAAGAAATTTTACCGGATATTAGTGGAAATGCGATCAACACAACCACAGGTGAAGAACAAAAATTTAAATTAATAGGATCTTTAAGTGATTATGGGGACAGTATAGGGAAAAAATATGTTTATAACAATTATGATGATAGTATTTTAAAGACGGCTATTGGTGACACAACTAAAATTGAATTTATAGTTCCTTTTACGTTAAAAAATATTAGAGAAGACGGTCTTGGTCAAATTAAAGATCTTAAAGTTGATAATATTTCTGAAAATGAAACAAAAATAACATTAACCGCAGAAAAGAAAAAACCGTTGGTTAATTTAATCGGTAAACGAAAGTACGACGACATTGAAATTAAAATATCATTTAAAAAATTTGAAAAACCAATTGTGGATTCGGGACAGGAAACAAAAATTGAAGAAAGTATTAGAAGAATATTAAAAAAAACCATCAATAAAGGATTTTATTAAAAACAAACCCACCTAACAGGTGGGTTTTTTATTTATATAAAATTTACCAACACTATATTTATATGATATGGCAGATGGTATTACATACGGTATAATATTTCCTTTTAGACAGAGTGTAACTGGTAAATTTTTGGGTTTATCTGAAGAGACCGATGAGGAGATAAGAAGTAATTTAGTTCACTTATTATTGACAAGAAAAGGTACTAGATATTATTTACCCGATTTCGGCACTAGATTATATGAATATATTTTTGAACCATTAGATGGTGAGACATTTGACAGTATTAAAACAGAAATACAAGATTCGATTGATAAATATATACCGAACTTAACAATACAAAATATCACTATTGAACCTTATGTTGATAGTGAACCCTCTCTTGGTGAACTACCCTCTGAACAGTTTGATGTGCCGGTATATCGAGTGCCAGGGGCAAACACAGAGGAGTACACCGCAAAAATTAAAATTGAATATACCGACAACACCAATGCGTTTGGGTCTAGGGAATTTGTAATAATTAATATATAATTGATATGGCTAATAAAAAAATATCGTATACTGAAAGAGATTTTGAAGGTATAAGACAGGACTTAATAAATTACACACAACAGTATTATCCCGAATTAATACAAAACTTTAATGATGCTTCGGTATTTTCGGTTATGATGGATTTGAATGCTGCGGTTACGGATAATTTACATTTTCATATAGATAGAAGTATACAGGAAACGGTTTTACAATATGCTCAGCAAAGATCGTCGGTCTTTAATATTGCGAGAACCTATGGTTTAAAAATACCCGGATTCAGACCTTCGGTTGCAATTGCGGATATTTCAATTACAGTGCCACCAGCGGGAGATTCAGATAACATCGCATATTTAGGTGTTCTAAGATCAGGATCACAATTTGGGGGTGCGGGAACTATATTTGAGAATGTATATGATATTGATTTCTCTTCCGATTTTAATAACGAAGGGTTTGTTAATAGGACAAAAATACCAACATTTGACCAAAATAATAATATAATTAATTATGTTATAACGAAGAGAGAAGTCATTGTTAATGGTGTAACTAAAATATTTAAAACAGTTATTAATTCAAATAACGTCGTACCGTTTTATAGTTTATTTTTACCTGAAAAAAACGTTTTAGGGGTCACATCAATAATACAAAAAGACGGGACCTCTTACCAAAACACACCAACATATGCTGAATTTACAAACGCTGATGGTCGGTGGTACGAGGTGGACGCATTGGTTGAAGATACTGTGTTTATTGAAGACCCAACAAAACCGGTTGATGATTCAGGAGTTAAAGTCGGTAAATACATTAAAACTGATAATAGATTTATTACCGAATATACGCCTGAAGGATTTTTAAAAATACAATTTGGTGCTGGAACAACAACACCAAACGAACAATTGCAACAATTTACAAGGGTAGGTATCCCTTTAAAGTTACAAAACTACCAAAATAATATTGGTCTTGGATTAACCGTTAAACCAAACACTACATTATTTATACAGTACAGGGTTGGTGGAGGAATAGTGTCTAATATTGGTGTTGGATCTATTACCCAAATAATAACGGCCGATCTTTACATTAACGGACCGTCTAGTACGATTAATAATAGTGTAACACAGTCACTAAGTGTTAAAAATATTACTGCCGCGATAGGGGGGTCAAACCAACCAACAATAGAAGAGGTTAGAAATATGGTTACGTTTAATTTTGCATCACAAAGAAGGGCGGTAACTATTAACGACTATAAATCATTAATTGATACGATGCCAGGACAATTTGGGGCACCATCTAAAGTATCTATTGCTGAAATCGATAATAAAATTTCTATTAAAATTTTATCATACGACGAAACGGGAGTTTTAACACAAACGGTATCTAATAATTTAAAAACAAATTTAGCAACATATCTTTCTAAATATAGAATGTTAAACGACTACATTTCTATTGAGGTGGCAAAGGTAATTGATGTTGAATTGGAGTTTTTTGTTGCGTTAGATAATCCTGGATCTCAATCCCAAGTAATAACACAAATAATAAGTAACGTTAATACGTATATGTCTCCAGCAAATAGAGAATTGGGTCAAAATTTAAACATATCCGAACTAAGAAAAATGGTGCAAGACGTTGGAGGTGTGAATACCTTGACCGATATTAGAGTGTATAATAAGGTGGGAGGGTCGTATTCGTCATCAGAAACGTCACAAAGATACGTTAATAATACAACAAAACAAATAGAAACAATAGACGATACGGTATTTGCAGAACCGGATCAAATATACCAAGTTCGTTTTCCAAGAACGGATATTAAAGTTAGGGTTAAGAATTTAAGTACTGTCGACTTCTCATAAGATTATTTATTTTGGTCAAAATACACCTATTTTAAAAGTACCAACATAACTATTTATCAACAAAGAGACTTATGGCTAAAAACTATAGATTAAGAACCACACCCGGCATAGACAAGGATATCAGGATTAAAATAGATCAAGACTTTGATTTTATTGAAATTTTATCATTAAAATTAAAACAATCCGAAGTATATACAAGATTCTGTGCGGATTATGGGGTGGTCGCTGGAAGAGTTATCACTAATGGGGGTTATGGTATCCCTAATGTTACCATATCTTTATTTGTACCACTATTACCTGAAGACGAAACCGATTCTGTCATCTCAACACTATACCCATATAAAAAATTAACAGACAAAAACGAAGACGGATATCGATATAATTTATTACCTTATGTACAAGAATACGGAGGACACAACCCAACAGGGACGTTTCCTGACAGAGAAGACGTATTAACAAGAAGTGAGGTGTTAGAAGTTTACGAAAAATATTATAAATATACGGTTAGAACAAATGAGAGTGGCGACTTTATGATTGTTGGGGTACCTTTAGGTCAACAAACGTTGGTTATGGATATGGACGTATCTAACATTGGGTGTTTTTCATTAAGACCATCCGATTTGGTCAGAATGGGTATGGGAACCGAAAGTCAATTTGAAGGGTCTTCATTTAAATCATCAACGGATTTGGATTCGTTACCACAGATAGTTAATCAAAAAAAGGAAATCGAAGTGTCTTCTTTTTGGGGTGAGGAAGATTTATGTAGTGTGGGAATAACTAGAGCTGATTTTGATTTAAGAGATTTGGGCATTCAAATAGAACCACAAGCAATATTTATGGGGTCAATGTTTTCAACAACAGATGAAGATGCGTTACAATCAAACTGTAAACCAAAATTTGATACGGGTAACCTTTGTGATTTGATAACGGCACCGGGAACAATATTGGCTATTAGACAAACAATATATACGGACACCAGTGGGTTTCCTATACTTGAACAATATAAACTACCTGAAGGGGGTAACATAATTGATAGCGATGGTACTTGGTTAATTGAGATGCCGATGAACTTGGATTACATAACCACAAATGAATTTGGGGAACAAGTAATTTCAAACGACCCAACTATTGGAGTACCAACTAAAGCCAAATATAGATTTAAAATACAGTACCAAAACGAGGGGTTTGCCGCCAGTACTCAAAGGGCGGACTACTTAGTACCGAACATCCGAGAATATGGGTGGGACAGTAACTTAAACGCCGATGGTCCTGCAAATGACTTACTACAAAAACAATCATATGCGTTTAGTCTTGATTGGTCAGATTATGGCAATACAGGAACAACCATAGGTTTAAAAATGATTTCAGATGCAATTAATTGCGAAGATAAGTTTTTTGAATTCAATTATAATAGAGTTTATACCGTTTCTAATTTTATAGATAGGTGGAAATGGGGATTCAATAGATCAAGACATTTAGGTATAAAAGAAATAACAAACCGAGATTGTTCAACAACAACAAATAGAATGCCGGTTAATGATGGTGTAAGGAATTTTGATTTAATATTTTTCCTTTTTAATTTAACTATCACTATATTCACACCATTAATATATGTTTTTATACCTTTAATGCATGTTATGGCTAAATTTTGGCCGATTTCAAAATGGGCATTAGCAATTGGTTTACCAATATTATTCGGGTATTTGTCTGTGTTTTTTGTTGCTGCTGCTATTGGTGCCTTTCCTGCTATTGGTTTAATGATTATATCTGCGGTCACGGCTATCATTTTTGGTTTAGCGACTGCGTTTTTTATAATAAAAGTTAGTCCGTTGATTGCCGATTCTTCAGAACTTAAAGGTCTTAGTTTACCATCAATGGCATATCCTGATTGTGAGGCTTGTTCGTGTGAACCACAATCATTGGACTTGGAACAGATTGTTGGTGACGGAACAACGGGCACATTATCTGTTATTACGATTAATGATAATAAGATTTATACAAGAAAAAATTCATCATTTTTATGTGACGTTAATTCTAATACGTTTTGGGGTAACACTCCAAATGAGTCACTTTGTGGGGGGGATAATGAAAATGAATGTAATAATAATGGGGATTTTTGTCAACAGAGAACGAACCCATATGCTGGAGGAGCAAACACTAGATCACAAAGATATACATTAAATGGTTACGGTATTAAATATGCCATCGCCGGATATCCAAATGGATTGTCACAAGGGACACCAATAAATAGATGTTTTTGGAAACCAGGTCAAATTATAATACAACGAGACATTACCTATTCACAAAGGTTAAATTTAGCAAATATTAGGCAGAGATATTTTGACCCTTCAGAATACTCAAATGTGATTACTACGACAGTCGATAACGATGGGTATCCATCAGATCCATTTACTGATAATATGGTCGTATTACTTTGCGATCAAAACACTTTGGATAATTTACCCGCCGGATCATTAATTAGTTTTAATAACCCTGATAATGTAAACGATAATAACGTTAATGGATATAACGTTAGTGGTGTCACTGAAAATCAATTTGGAAATAGTTCAATAACCGGCACGTCTTCACTTTTTACCACTGTGGTGCAGAACTATATAAAATCAGACGCAACTAGTGGTGTTGCGAATTTAACGATAACTGGATCAACAACAGGTAGAACGTATAATTACAAAGGAGGTATGGAATATTTCCAAGTAGTTACAGGTATGACTGTTGGGCAATCAGAAATACATACATCAAGCTCCCCCAATATAAACTATATGAGGTTTTATTTTTTACAAGCAAGACAAAACATATATTATAGAAAAAGTTGTGGTAATGAACCTGCGGTGCCAGAACTAATTAATCCATTACAAGTTAATGGAAGTGAATATAAAAATTTAAATGTTATGTTTTTAGTTAGGGGGGTTGACCCATTCACTGAAAAACAGGTTATTAAATATGATATATCAAAATTATTTGGTAAACCATCAGGTACGCATGTGGTAAGAGGTAAGTATCATCTGAATATACCGATACAAGAAAACAGTGGAAATCCTATTGCCGATTGGTGGATTAATAAAAAAACCCCAGAATCGCACGAGGTTGGGTACCCGTATTCTAAACTATATCACAAACCTTTTAATTTTAGACCTGATCCAAACTTATATACAGGATTTACTACAAACACAATAAAATATTATTCATCGCTAGATAAAAAAAGTATCGCAAATGGTGGGTATAAGGTATCCTCTAGTGATGTTTATAATTGTGAGGACAACGACCCCGTTATATCATATAGCCTTGCTAGTGCAAATACTTTATTTGTGAGGAACTTCAATACTAATACCCCTAATAATCCTTGGACCAATACGGGATTAAGTGATTATAATAACGATAGTCAGACAAATAAATATCGTATTAGGTTTATAGGTAATGGTGGAGGTGACTCATCAACATACCAAGGTAATGTTGAGGGTGGGTCTTTTATGTTCATGGACATAGAAGATAATAAGACTTGGACAAAGTTGGATCTTGGTAATGAAGGAACCGTAAACACCTTTTTAAATGGTAATTGTCCTGGAGTACCAGGCCCCATTAAAAAAGATAGAAGACCCAGATTATTTGCACCATCATATCAACAAACCAATCCAAATTTATCTGTAAATATTACGTTCGATCAAACTGTAAATAACGCAAGAATGATTATTAGGTCTGATAGGTTACCAACCTCCGACACTGCCCAAGAAAATTTTAATAATAGGTACGCTTTATATCAAAACGATAATTTTACAATATATAGAATTTTAGAAAATGGAGAAACGCAACAATTAGGTGGACCACAACCGGATACTACAGGAAATGCTCAAGATTATGAGGATGACGCTAATTCAGGGTCAACATCCGTACTATCGACATTTAGTTGTGAAGGGATGGTTCCACTACCTTGTTATAGTGGATATGGCGAAAATTTTGGAGTTAAGACGCCCTGCGCTGAAAATGAAAACCCAACGAGGATAACGAATGGTTGTTATAAGTTAATACAAAAACCGTATTTAAAAGCAAACGCTATCGATAGAGATTTTAAAAACTTTTTAGAGTGGAAAACAAGATTTAGATTTATGTTTGGTGCATGTAGAGGAATCATAAGTCACGTATTCCAAAATAACTGGGTTAACGGGTCTTTATATTCATTCGCATTTAAAAAGAAAACAATATTTGATTCTAACGATAACCCAAGTAAATATGTTTTTTGTGGATCAAAAGATGTTAATTTGGTACCACAAAGACCAAATCAAGGGCCCGTATATCTAAATAACTCAACAAACACCTTTTATTATAGATCGACACCGTACGTTTTAACACAAACAGGTAACAATGTGAATGGTTATTTTATAGGTCAACAACCTAGAATTGATAACCTTTTAGGTGGTTGGGGTCCAGCTAAAAACTATTTTGGTAAAGGATTAAATCAAAGAAACCTACACTTCCCGACAACTATTATGGATTTAGGACCTAGAGATCAATTTGCTAAGGAGATATGTTTAAACCCACAATTGGAGAACTATTTGGTGGAAACCATACAATCGACATCTTTTAACGACACAAGTGATTTGTTATTGTTATTTATTGTTTCTAGGTTAGTTAATAGTGGATCTTGGGGACAACTCGTTAATTTGGGCGATTCGTCAATCAACCAATTATTTTCAAGAAGTGACGGCAGAATTGACGGGGACATTGCACAATTATTTAGTATCAACTCAGAGTATGGTATACTACCATTTAACGAACAGTTTTATGGTAACGACGATATTGTTTTAGGATCAGCAAATGAGGTGTTTTTAGGTGTGTTATTTTCTGCGACAACACAAAATAGAATCGCTTTAACACCAGGTACCGCAACGTTTGGAAATATACAACAATTAATTGGATATCCAAAAACACAAACAGTACCAATGTATAATTGGTTCATAAGCAACGATCAAGGAAATCCAACAATAAATCCATCCACAATTTTTGGTACACAATATAATGATTGGTTAACCGACACACCTTTAGATAACCCTAAAAGAATGTATTCTATACCATACCAAGAAATGTCGTTTAATGGGGCTGACTATTTCCAAGCGACTAACGGACCGAGTACGGGATATATAATGAACTATGATATTACAGGTCAAAGAGATTCGTCTTGGGGAAACCCATCTAACCAAAATAAAGCAAACTTTGTTGTTGGCGCTCCTTATCATTTTTATTTCGGTTTAGGTAAAGGTAAAACCTCATTAAATAGATTTATAACTAAGTATATTATAGGTACCGAATAATATGAGAAAACAAGACGAAATACGAATAGTTTTAGGTGATAAGCGTTATGCTGGGTCCTCAAATCAACCGGTAGAAATTCAATTGCCGTTAATTGGCGAAAGAAGAGAGATAGTACAAGGAGATAGAGCGACCTTAATAGATTTACAGGATATATTTGATAGTGAAAGACAAAACTCAAGTACATTTAGGTTAAATGGTAAAATTGTTAATATTTTTGATAATGTGGTTTCAGGTAAAACGAATTATACGCCATTTAAAAATAACCTTTATTATCTTGACTCAGTAACATCCATTAATACTGGTGTATGGAAAGGGTACCCACAATATGATGAGTTTTCTTTAATTAGAGACAAATCGATACCGGGACACGTACCGTTTGTCGCTAAAAGTGCCACGACTTATAATTGGGCGACATATGTTTCATATACTTATAGTAGCACAACGGCACAAACAATGACTTACGTTGATGAAAAATTTAATGTTACGAATGCGAACTTTAATGTTTCAGACGGAATACCCTTCGTAATTAAAACAGACACCTTTAACGGTAAAGATTTAGTTTATTTTTATTGTGGTACCGATCATAATTTAACGGTCGGACAATATGTAAAATTGAATATCACCATAGATGGTAAAGATACGTTCCAAGTATATAGTTTGGGTGACGATACGTATAGGTCAGACTTGAGGGTCTTTGCCATATATAATTTAAAATTCACACCATCCGAAGTGGTTACAGGTCGTTTTGGGAACCTTAAAAGAATTATTAATATAGATAATACGGGAGAAACCACGTCAAGGTATTATGTTAGGTTACACAAAATTTTAACAAATAACGACGAGACGTTTTTAACTAAGATGGGGTTTGAAAATAACGCGTTCCCAATTAAAAGACAATTAGAATATTCAGCCTTAACACCAAACCAACAACAACGTATATCAGTTAAAGATGGGTCACAAAGTTATGGGTTTACAGTAAACAAAGATATCGATACTTTTAGTTTAATAGACAATAACGGTAAACCTGTTAGTGAACTTTTTATTACAATAGTTAATCGTGGATATATGGGTTGGTTTAACAAACCACCACAATCATTACAAAGGGCGTTAGACATTGGATGGGAGTTTAACTTTTTGGAAAACTCGGTTGATCCATGGTGGAATCACACATCAACCGATAATAAAGATAATATTTCAGTTAGTTCATACCAACAAAACGGGTACACTTTCTATTATAATAATTTTTTGAATGTGAACGATGTTATTAAAGGTGATTTTTGTGAATACAACGATATTGATCAATTAGAATATGTTTTATCTCCGTTATATCATAAATACTCATACAACCCTGACGTATTTAATGTGACACTACCAATACCGAACGGACTTCAGGGTTTTGCTATCGGTATATTCAATTATAATAATACCGTTCTTTATCCGCCTGGGTATATGTATAAACCACATTATTCAATACCTATTAGAGTTTTTAGTGATTATATTGAAAGTGCGAACCTTGAAGACATAGATGTTGTTCCATTTTATTCCTATTACTCAAACAACGACACTAAATTTTATTGGAGAGATTTGTATCAATATGGTTTCATCGATAGCGAAGGGTTAGGATTAAATATACCATTTATAAATGGTGCTCATTACCCATTTAAAGATATTACCTTTATTCATTACCCAACCAAAAGAAACACATCATTGATTGTAAATGAGATAAACATACCAACCACCGATCCTTGTGAATAATAACTATTTTAGAAAAACCATAACGACGCAAGATCAATACATCAATATACCCATTGAGATTAATTTTGATATGACAGGTAGAGAAGATGGAATTGCAAATTTTGAGAATGAAGTAATTTCGGATGTTATAAACCCGATGGCTGATTTTGAGGTTACAAAATTCGCACACTCCGAATGGAATTTTAATGCGAATATACAAACACCATTTGGTCAAATAAGTGTTAGTTCGGGAGGTACCGACATTAATTATGAATTTTATTTTTTTGATTATTTAACGGGAGTTACGGGATCAAGCATAACTAATTGGGGGGTTGACTACGAAAACGCTACGTTTACCGACAGTGAAATTTACTATTTCTCAAACTCATTCAAGGGGAGCTTCTTTAAGTTGGATTTTTATGATTCACCACAAAACGAATCACAAACCCTTTTATTAAGTGTAATCCTACCAACACAACAAGGATTAAAAGAGCCAGGAACCATTGGGCCACCACTTAACCAAACAAATGTAACGGTTAAAAAACCTAAATTTGTTTTGGATTCTATTGGTGCCGATAAGGAGGGGTTTTATGTTTATTGGTTAAAAGATAAAAATTACTTAAAAGTCACTGAATTTTATGTTAGCGCCAAATTCTTTAACGCTAAAATCGGCCAATTCACTAGATTAATGAATAAACCACAATCAACATTCATTGGTCAAAATATGTTTAATATAGATAAAACACAATATTTTTACTACAAATATGTGGTGGACTACGATACATTTGATTATATGGTTTATAGTTATAATAGCAATTTTCAAAACGCACAGAGAGTGGGTACCGGGGTAGCCCCGATAAAATGGTACGAATATGTTAACCCATAATGGATTCTGAAAGATCAAATATAATCATTTCGCCTGAGGTATTAAATAGAGATATATTTAATATCACATATGATGGTAACACCTTCGGTGTGTATTCAGGACTTACACAAGTTTTGAGTGGAGGAATGAACGGAGATTCGTTATTAACCGGATTAACAATTCCTATTTTATTTACACAATCATATAATGATATTGGGTATTACAGTGACTTTGATGGTTTAATTAACCAACAAGACGTTATAACTAACTTTGTAATATCAGGAACACCAATAACACCATATACTATTAGATTGTATAACAGTGCAGGTTACTCATACAATAATTTTTTAGATCTTGCAACATATAAAGTTGATTGGGGTGACGGATTGGTTGGGTCTGTATTGAGTGTTAATGAAAGTGTTTTAGACCATACTTATGCGTCGACACCACAGAGTTATACTGTTAAAATGACACAATATAACCCTTGGGGTATAACCCAAGTAGAAAAGACGGTAACGTTACCATTTACGGGAGTAACAATAGATAATCAGTTAGGTAATATTACGTTTACCCAACAAGGAGGTAATTGGTCAGGGACACCAATCAATTATAACTTTATTTTTACGGGAGATAGTGAAAATAACATACCAGCACAAATATCAAGTTCATATACCCAAGTACCATTTATCGTATCTGGATATACCAACTCAAGACTCACTTTATTAAAAAGATGGGGACCAAACCCATACACTACAGGTTATATATTACAACCATTTAGTGGGGTTTTTGGGTATATACAAGAAATTACACCAACATATACCGCATACACCATTAACTCCATTGATTATTATGATTTTAATAATGGTAACACTTTATTTATAGTTAATTCATCTGGTATAACGGCAAACGACATCGTGGTTTCAGCCATTACAAAAGATGAAATATTATTAGATTTTGTTATGGATCCAGAAATACAATCCGATGTTTTCGTTGAAAGGGGAAAATATAGTGGGACTGAAAATTTACAAAGACTCGGCGAGGTTGACAATATCGGTGATTTGGTAAGATATGGTTATGGATATTTTAAAATCAATAACACATAAAAACAATATAAACTCTATTTATAAATAAAAAATGGCATTAGGAGCATACGGAACGGTTAGACCTGCAGATGTATCCCCACAAGACGTGGATATTATTCTGAATTACACACCATCAAGGGACGTGACCAATAATTTTGTGTTAAAAAAATTAAACAGTGCGAATATTTTAACACCTTATTATCACAATGGAGATACTGGTGGGGTCTCCGGTAAAGAAATTTTAGGGGGACTTTATAATCTTAGATTACCCGCGAACGAATTTAATCGGGTGGGTATATACACATTATATATTAAACCTGCAGAGATTAGAACAACAATAACCGATTGTGGTGTTTTATCTGCGTTACCTAACGTTAAAGGGATTATTATTAACTTAAATGACGTACCCACACAGTTTAGAAACAAATTTACAAATCAGGGTCTTGTTGGGTTTAGAATCGAATATTTAAATATTGATGGAACAAAAATACCTAATTTTTATAGGATTGTCACATCTTCTTTCTATTGTGAGCCGATAGTAACTGACCAAACAAATACCTCACAAAAATCTATTAGATATCGATATTTGGATAGTGGTAGTGATTTACTTTTTTGTACGTTATCACCATCATCCTCACCAACAAACAAACCAAGCGCCACACCATTTATTGGACAACCAAACCAAAGAATTATTGTAAGTAATACTTTTTTTAATCCATTCACGATGGATATCCAAATTGCTGAACACGATATAGATACTTTAGCTATTGCTCTTTATGGTAATCAAACAAAAAGTATTGAAGACGGTATATACACATTATATGATAGTGTTGGTAACATATATAAACAATATAACTTGTTTGAGGTTAGAGATAACTTTAATGAATTGTTATATGAAGTTAGACAAGATAGGGGACTTAATATTGATTTCAGTAAAAACTTCACAAACATTATTAGTTAATGGCAAGAACTAAATTTATATGTCCATCACCGCCACCTGTAGGGTCGGGTACTTTTTCTGATGATTTAGTTGGTTTACAATTAGTCTCAGGAGGGGGGTTGACGCTTGGTAATTTTGAATTCACGTCTTCTGTTTACGAAAAGGTAAGTAGAACTTTTAATACTGGTGTTTTTTCGGATCCATTTAATATGGAAAATTTAAATATTGAAAGTATTGCTGAAACTAAACAAATTATTGAAAAAAACTTTAGAGTTTACCCTAATTTTGATTTAGCACAAATAACAAGTTTTTCATTATATGGATCATTAAGTAAAAGAATATCCGCTTCGGTTAATAGAGTGATTAATTATTTTCCTGCGGGTATTGAGGTGTACTACCGTAATTATATTTTACAAACAGGTAATACGGCATATAATGTTTCTTACGATACCATTAACAATGAAACTACGTTTGATACTGATTCAAGATTTTTCAAAAATCCATTTGACATTGATTTTTCCGTAAACGCAAGGATTAATGTAGCTAATAGACCAATAACTGTTTCAAAATATAGGGATATAACAAATAATTTTGAGGGATTTTCGTTATATGTTAATAATTTAAATACCGAATTTAATGTTGTCGATTTAGAACCAACACAATCGGTAACCGGAGGAACATTAACGATAACCGTTAAAGGTAAACCGTTTACCTCAACAACCACTACTGACACCTTAATTATAAAACCAAATAATTTAGTCACTGAACAAATATTTCAGGATGCCTTTGATGAGGTTGAGGATTATATTTTAAATAGGAAGGCATATCCAAAATATACCGCAACGTTTAGTTATCCGGATTATGACAGTAATGGTAATTATATTTTATTTAATAAAAGTTTAACTTGGAATACTGACGGTATTTGGAATTTAGACATTAGAACGAATACTTTTGATAATTATTTGACCAACCTACAGTATATTACTGAAAGATTGGATGAGTATAAAACAAACCTAATAAGTCGGTTTTTAACTTCTGGATCACTAAAAGAGTTTGATACTATAGACCAAAAAATTGAAAAAACATTACAAATTTATGGTAGAAGTTTTGATGAGACTAAAAAGTTCATTGACGCTTTGGCAAACATTACATCAGTTAACTATATTGTAAAGAACGACATACCCTCACAACTATTAGGTAATTTGGCTGCAACATTAGGGATAGACCCTAATATTTCACCGATAACTAACGATTCGTTATTAGGGTCTATCTTTACAACGACCAACGACGTTATTTATCCTGGACAATCTAAAGAACAGACACCTGCGGAGTTAAACTATCAATATTACAGAAATCTAATATTAAATTCTGGATTCTTATTTAGATCAAAAGGTACCAGATCTTCCATTGAGTATATTATGAGAATGATTGGAGCTCCTGACGCATTAATTGAGTTTAACGAATACATCTATTTAGCGGACCAAAAAATATCGGTAGATGATTTTTATGAAAAATATGCAAAATTATCTGGAGGAACAACATACGTTGAAACGCCCGCTTTAGATAGTACAAATATATTTTCAATATTGGGTACTCAATATACTGGTTTTACAAAATCAGGTGTCATTAATAGAACGTTAGTTGGTTTAGAGTATTACCCAATAAATATTGATACGGGATATCCCGAACCGCCAGTAAATAACGATTCTTTCTTTTTCCAAAAAGGTGCGGGATGGTTTGAAACAACACCAGACCATAGATCAACCGAAGAGATTGATTTTAATCTTTCTAATTTTTCGGTATCACCATCTATCATAATTACGAAACTTAAACCATTCACATACGGACAAGATTATATTGATAGATTTGATAAATTCCCATCTATGGATTTGGGTTATGGACTCACTAAAACCATTGATAATAAAAAATCTTGGGATTTAGGATCGGTTGGGTTAAGAAAAAGTACGGATGAAAACTCACCAACTAACTATTTGATTGAAGATAGTGGTCAGGTTGTTAATGTTAAGAATATGGAATTGTATCTTAATATGGGACAAGGAATAACGTATGACATATGGGAAATGTCAGTAAAATACGGATACCCTATACCTAATTCAGGTTTAACTGCGCCGTACCCAACACCAGGATTGAACGATTGGACGGTTGTTGACCCAAAACCAAATCAAAAAACATTTTTTGAGTTCGCTCAAACTTTCTATAATAATTTAATAAATGTTAGAAATAGACAAACAATATCAGACGGTAAGACTGGTGGGTATCCGGCATTACAATCTATATTTTGGAAATATTTACAGACCGATCAAGTTTTAAATATACCTAATAATAAATTTACATATCAGAAGATGATCGACTTCACTTTAGGGTTGGGTGATTATTGGGTTAGACTTGTTGAACAATTTGTTCCAGCAACCACAATTTGGAATACGGGACAAAAAATGGATAATTCGATTTTTAATCGACAAAAATTTGTATGGAGAAGACAGAGGGGTTGTACCTTTATATTAGGTGATCTTAAAAATACTGATTGTCTACCGTGTATTTATGACGGATCACCATACACATACGATTGTATTGATCAAACAACGCAATGTAGTCTACCAACATTTGATCCGGTCGCGGTTTTAAATACAAAAATAAATGAGCTATATACGAGTAGTGGGTTTACAAGTATTGACTGTGACTCGACAACAATGGTGTCGACGTGGTATGTTGATTTAACACTGACAGATACAGTAACAAATATTGAGGACACTTTAATATCTGACCCTTTTTATGTTGGATATGGACAAAGTGCAATAGATTTAACCACCGGATTACCTTTATCGTATTATGATGTGATAAATGCGATTGATAGTAAATTACAGTATTTATATCAATACGGATTAAACTATTATTTTTCTGGTGGGGTTTTAACGATTAGTAATTCTAGTTGTTATGACAACTTTACAAATAAACAACTAAATCTATATATTGGTTTAGATTTACAAATTAATTGTGGTTAATGGCTTGTATTACAGGGTTTACTAGTGGTGGTTATTATAATTATACTGATTGTTGTGGTGTAATCCAAACAGGGTTCGCCAATAATTTAGACTCCGTTTGTATTGATACGGCATATTCTGGATCAGCAATTGGGTTAATATTAGATGCGTTAAGTACCTGTACTCAAGATTGTAGTACAGGACCTTTAGGTTATACCTTTTCAGTTACAGGTGTCTGTGGTAACCCCACAGGGACTATAATATTCACACCAACGGGAGGAGTTTCACCATACACGATCGACCCTATTACTCCGGCAGGTAGTGGACTGAGTGCCCAAACTAACTCCTCAGAAATAACGTTTACTGGCCTTACAGGTGGGACCTACGTATTTAGATTGAACGATACGTTAGGGGAGTTTAACAACGAAATCTTTATAAATGTTTTAGTTTCTAACTGTTTTACTGCTAATATTTATGGGACCGAAGGGACTAGTTGTGGTCAAGACAATGGGACGTTTTATGTTAGTGCAACATCAGTAAACTCACCATATAATGTTGTTATATATAGTGGTGTCTCTGATTATGTTAGGACAGATTCAGTACTCCAATTCCCTTATCAAATTGCGGGGTTACCAGCATCAACATATCATACAGTTGTGTATGATTATGGATTGGGAACCGCTAAAACGGAGAACACTTTAATAACTGGAAGCACAAACATTAGTTATGGGTTATGGGTTGTTAATGCGGGTACTTGTGTAATTAATACAGGTAAAATCGCAGTAACGGGGATAACAGGAACAGGACCGTACACCTATTTATGGTCAGACGGACAAACAACACAATTAGCAACCGGATTAACTGCTGGAAATTATTCAGTGGTGGTGACCGATTTTTATGGGTGTTCGGTTACCCAATCAACAACTGTAGGAATTGCGGAGCCAATAGGGGTATTATCAATTGTACCTACGGCACCAACTTGTTTTGCGTCTGACGGGGCATTATCAATAACAATGTCAGGAGGTACGTTACCTTATTTTTATTCGGCAAATACAGGTGAGGTCGGATACACCTTATCGAACACATTCACACTAAATTCCTTACCTTCGGCATCATATACCATTTTAGTTAGAGATGCAAACTATTGTCCTTATTATGTTACAACGGCCTTAAATACAATATCAGGGTTTAATGTTATTGGTAATACAATAACAAACTCAGTTTGTAACCAAAATAGCGGATCAATAACAACATACATCAGCGGACTTGTTGGGTTTTATTTATATGATTTATCAGGTTTAACAACAAATCAGAATTATACTTTTTATACCCAAAGTCAAAACGTTACGTTCCCTAATTTACCAAACGACACTTACCTTTTAACAATATCGGGTGAAAGTGCTGGTTGTGGTTATAGTCAAACATTATCTGTTAATTCCGTTGAGAAATTTACTGTTGATGTTATAACTACAGGAGCAACTTGTGGATTAAGTAATGGTAGTTTTACGGTTAACGTTGGTACGGGATATACTAATTGGCCTGTTGGAGGACAATTAGATTATTTTTTAACAGGGAAACCACCGATTATTAATACCGCATTAAGTTCAGTGACGTTTACTAACTTAACTGCAGGTCAATATACGTTAGATGTTAGAGATGAAAATGATTGTGTTGTTTCTGAAACTTTTAACATAACTACCACCGCACAGTTAGACAGTGCCGTATTTACTAATAATTGTATTTTTGGTAATGATGGTTCTGCGAGTGTTAGTATATTTGATGGAACACCACCATTTACATATAATTGGTCAAATAATGTCCCATTATCTCAAACAGGTAGCACAGTTTCAGGATTGTCAGGTGGTTCATATACTGTTACCGTTGTTGATGCTTCGGGATGTACAAATTACCAATCGTTCCAAATCGATTGTACTTTTACAACCGTAACTGGGGTTACTAGATATAATATCTGTTCAAATAGTTTTACAACAACTTCGGGAACAAAAAGAGGTATTTCTGAAATGGTTTCAGAAGGGTTTTTGGATTTAACCTCTGGATATACAAATTGTTTTATTAATTATTACATATTAGAATGTGAAATTAATTTGAATGGAAGTGCCTTTACTCAAACGGTTTTAGTTGAAAACGATGGTGGATGGCAACAAGCAATAGAAAATATACTTTCTTCAATCCCACAAGTCGGGGAGTATAGTGTGAATTTATTAAATAATACCCTACAAATACAATCAAATTGTGTGGGAGGGGTCGATCCGTTAGGAAACGCCAATTTTAGTTTATCTTTAAATATTGATTACAATATTTCTTGTCAAAACATTTTACCAACACCAACACCTAGCCCGACACCAACCGCGACACCAACACCAACACCTAGCCCGACACCAACCGCAACTCCTGGACCAACACCAACACCAACCGCGACACCAACACCTAGTCCAACCCCGACGCCTACCCCGACGCCTACCCCTGTTTACTATACTTGGTTATCGAATAATAATTATTACGTTCTCAGTGCACCACAAACGTGCTCTGATCCAATCGGTTCGTTAATCCTTTATACATCAACACCAACACTAAGTTTGGGGACCGTACTTTACACTAACCCTTCTTTAACTACGACAGTCTCACCATCAACGTCCTGTGGAGGGGGTGGTGGAATATTATGTCAAAAAGCGATTAAGTCTTCTAACTTTATAAGTTTCAGGCAAAAAGTAACCGTACAAACTGGTGGATCTATCATATTTTTACAAACTTGTTAAAAAATGCCATACTCAATAGACATAACCAATTTATCAGGAGGGACAGCACCTGTTAGTCTGTATGCTTGTGATGAATACGGTAATAACTGCGCATTTTTAGGTTATAGTCCTGGTGTGTATGTGTTGCCTACACTGTTACAAACCGCAACAACCATTATGGTAAAATCGGTCGATAATACGGGTTGTATCTTTTTTAAATTAATATCTTGTGATGTTGAAACGTACATAATATTAACAGAATTAGGTGATTTCTTAACTACGGAAGGTGGGGATACTTTGGTTTTTGAATAACAAAGGTATTTATTATTATGATAATACAAATAACAGGAGATACTGGTGGATTTGAGCCGTATGATGTTTTTTTATGTGACCCAACAAACGTGGCTTGTTTCTATATATCAGGACTAACGTCTATACCTGCAACCGTTGTTATTAATACGGAAAGTTATTTTCCAAACGAAAATTACCTTTATTTAAGAATTGTAGATACAAATGGTTGCATCTATTCAACAGTTATTGATTGCGCAGGTCAAAAGGCGTTCCAAAATGATATATACTTTAATTTTATGGACGGGTTCGGTTATATTTTCCAATAAATAATATTTATTAAATAAACTATGCCAACATATCAATTATTAACGGACAGGTCTTTAGCCCAATCATCGGCAATAACGCCGACGACTCTTATACATATCGTAACAACTGCAGATACGTCACAAAGTATTTACGGATCATCATATAAGGCTGAGTTACAACAATTAAGTTCGATATTTAGTGGTAATACTGACACGTTCGTTACAGGTGGAACTTACAGTAATGGTAACGCAATTTTCACTAACAGTACGGGAGGAACATTTACGGTAACGGGTTTAACCGACGGTAGTTATTATTTAGCGTTAAGTGGGGGGACGGTAACGGGAAACACTGTATTTACACAAGGATTAACTGCAACAACAATATCAGCAACAACATATCTAAATTTACCAGTGAGTGGATTAACTGCAGGATCGAATATTAGTATTACAGGAAATAATGGAAACTTCACAATTGCGGTAACGGGAGTTACTGGTGGGTCATCAATCGACCCTTACTATAATTCAGGTAGTGGATCAACAATAACGTGGGATGTTTCAGGTCAAAGTACTAATTATGAAGCAACATTAACCGCCACGACTACATTAAACCTTACGGGTGTTACAAATGGTGATTATGGTACAATCATAATAAAACAAGATGGTGTTGGAAGTAGAACATTAACATTAGGAACGGTAAACGGACTCAGTACGACACATAGAGTGGCGAACGGAGGTGGAGGTGTAGTGATATTGACATCCAACGCAAGCGCTACGGATATATTAACATTCACATATAATGGTACAGTAATGTATTGGACTGTTGGAAATGATTATACCTAAAAATTAATATATGAGTAGACAACAATTTACATCAAGGAATGATAGGGGACAAATACTAACTTTTCAAAAGAGCGGATCAACGGCATCTTTTGACCCTGCAGTTACGTTTAGTAGTGGGTCAAGACGTGTTTCTTGGAAATTAGATAATGGTTCTGAAACAACACAAACAGCAGGAAATTCAATAACATATACAGGGTTTACTTCAGACACAGGAATTAGAACAATTCAAATGAAAGGTAATAGTTTTACAAACACGAATAATTTTAACTTGCAAGACGACAATCTATTTGGTCATATGGATTTAAGACCTCTTAAAAGTTTTACTAATAATTCGTCAATTTTTTTAAATACGAACCCAAGACTAACTGGTGTTACAAACCCAAATGTCACAACTACGTTTAGTAATTATCAGGTACCTAATTGTGGGCTTATTGGTAACCTAGATATGACACCGATTAGTGGTGATATTAATTCATTTACAGTAAATAGTAATCCATTATTGACTAGTATAACACATAACGTAACATCAAGAATTATTAATGGGTATACAGCACATTCTTGTGGTCTAATAGGAAATTTAAACTTACCATCCACAGGATTATCGGGCAGTTTTCAAGTTTATTCAAACCCCAATTTAACAGGAATAACACATTCACCATCATCAAATAGTATAACAAATTATCTTGCGTTTGTTTGTAACCTAACCGGAAATTTAGATTTAACCCCATTGTCTGGTTTGGGTAGTGATTTTAGAGTTCAGTTAAACCCCTATCTAACGGGTATCACACATTCACCTTCTCCGAATAATTTTACATTATATTACGCAAACAATTGTAACTTAACTGGTAATTTAGATTTAACGCCTTTATCTGGACTTGGTGGTCAGTTTCTAGTTCAATCCAACATAAATTTAACGGGTATCACACATTCACCTTCTCCGAATAATTTTACATTATATTACGCAAACAATTGTAACTTAACTGGTAATTTAGATTTAACGCCACTATCTGGATTAGGTGGTGACTTTAGGGTTTTTAGTAATAGTGGTTTAACTAGTGTAACACATTCAGTATCAACTCGTACTTTTACGAACTATCAAGCAAATTCTTGTAATCTAACAGGAAATTTAGATTTGACACCTTTATCTGGTTTGGGAGGTGATTTTAGGGTTAATAGTAATCCTTTTTTAACAGGAATAACCCACTCAGTTTCGTTAAATAATTTTACATTATATCGTTCAAACGACTGTGACTTAACAGGAACCTTAGATTTAAGAAATCTAACAAAATTAGGATCAGCAACAACCGGATCAACATCATATTTAAGACTTGATGGAAACAGTAGTTTAACAAATATATTGTTACCAACATCTACACAATATTTTAAAAACGAAAATAATGGTCAAGGTAATAGGGCATTTAGTCTATACAGTTGTAATTTAGATTACATAGACTTTACTACTTTATCAGGTGCTACTTTAGTATCTGGAACTACAGAAGGACGTGCGGGGATAGATTTACAAAGTAACAATATGTCAACTACCGACGTAAATCACATATTAGTTGACTTTAGTGGAAATGCAACATATAACCAGACGGGATGGTCAAATATAAATTTAAATATAAGTGGAACAAACGGAGCGCCCGATAGTAGTAGTGGCGGTTACAATGGATTATCCGCAATATCATTTTTAACGGGTTCTCCTTATAATTGGACAATAACACACACATAATGATTTGGAGATTAATATACACAAATACAGAGGTTATTGATTTGTTAGAAACAAATGGAATAACCGCAACGCCACATCAGATTTTTAATGCAAACACACAAGATGAATGTTTCGATAAGATTGATGAATTAAAAATAACGTATTACTACCCTTTGAATGAAAATGAAATACTATTATTTAGTGGAGGAAATAGAACAAGAACTACAATAGACTTCATTTAATAATATATTTTCATAACATTTCTATATGAAAATATTTGTGCAAATAGCATCATACAGAGATCCCGAATTAATACCTACCATCAAATCCTGTATAGAAAATGCAAAACATCCGGAAAATTTAGTTTTTGGTATTTGCAGACAATACCACCCCGAAGATAAATTTGACGACCTGACCGAATATGAAATGGACGATAGGTTTAGAATTTTAAACATTCCATATCAAGAAGCTTTAGGTGTTTGTTGGGCAAGAAACCAAGTACAACAACTATATAACGAAGAAGACTATACCCTCCAAATAGACTCACATATGAGATTTGAAAAAGAATGGGATGAGACCTTAATTGGGATGATTAAACAACTACAAGAGGTTGGCGTACCAAAACCATTATTAACTGGTTATGTCTCTTCTTATGACCCAAAAACATACCCTGAAGGTCGGGTTAACGTACCTTGGAGAATGGTGTTTGATAAGTTTATACCCGAAGGTGCAGTTTTCTTTTTACCTGAAACAATACCAAATTGGCAAGACATAACAATACCTGTACCTGCTAGATTTTACTCGGCACATTTTTGTTTTACGTTAGGTCAGTTCTCAAAAGAAGTACAACACAATCCTGAATTTTATTTTCACGGAGAAGAGATTTCAGTAACAGTGAGATCGTTTACTCACGGATACGATCTATTTCATCCCCACAAAGTGGTAATATGGCATGAATATACAAGAGAAGGAAGAACCAAACAATGGGATGACGATAAGGAATGGTATATTAAAAATGAAAACTCACATTTATTAAATAGGAAACTGTTTGGTATGGATGGAGAAAAACAAGAAGGTCACGAAGGTAAATACGGTTTAGGAAAAGAAAGAACGTTAAGGGATTATGAAAAGTATTCTGGATTATATTTTGAAAAAAGGTCAGTACAAGAATATACATTAAAAAAACAATACCCACCTAATCCTGAAATAATTGATGATAATGAGTGGGAAAACAGTTTCTCAACCACCTTTAGTTATGAAATAAAATTGAATAAAAATAACTTTACTGAAAATGATTACGATTTTTGGGCGGTAATCTTTCACGATGAAAATAATCAAGAATTATACCGAAAAGACGCAACAGAAAACGAGATACCATTTTTACTGTCTAAAGATGAAATAACAATAAAAAGAGAATTTTTAACCTATTCAAAACCAAAAGGATGGACGGTTTGGCCCCACTCAAAAACAAAAGAATGGTTAGAAAAAATAACGGGAACGATATGATAACAAACCCAACAATTGTAACCGCACTTTTTGATATAGGTAGAGATAAATGGGATAACTATGGATTGTCTTACCATACATATATGATGTGGATGAGGAATTTACTATATTTTGACACAAATATGGTTATATACACTGAAGAAAAATTTAAAGATTTTGTAATAGACCAAAGAAAACAAATTGACCCGAACTTAGAAAAAACCATAGTTATTATTGACACTTTAGATAATTTAAATTCGTATCAAATGTTTTACGATGAGGTAAAAACGTTAATGGAGGATGAGGACTTTAAAAAGAAAAAACATTTTAATGTTCCTGAAATGACAGAACCCCTTTATAACATTATTATTTTTAACAAATTGTACTTTATTAAACGATCAATAAGTGAGGACCATTTTAATTCTGATATGTTTATTTGGTGTGATGCCGGTGTTTTAAGAGACGGAGAGCCATTAATTAAGAAAGGGTTTCCCGACTTAAATAAGATTAATGATGGGTATGATAAACAAATAACATTTTTTAGTCACCACGAAGAATTCTCAATAAATGATAGACCATTTCACCTATTTTCACAGTTTAGGTACATTCACGGAGGTTGTTTCTTTGTCCCAAACAATAAAAAAATCAATAAATTAATAGAAAATTTTAATACGTTAGTTTCCGAACACCTAAAAAATGGGTATGTCGGTAGCGAAGAAAAGTATTTAGATTTTTGTTATTTAGATAACAAAGACGAATATAACATAGTTAAATCGGATTGGAGACAATATTTTGACATATTTGGTTAAGTTAACCTACAATAAAATAAACTTTTGATTATTTATATTATAAAGTTTAAACTTTAATGGCAGATTTAAAATTTGAGGGGTGTTGTTATGATGGTTATCAATATGTTACTGATGAGGCGGCTTGGATTGCTACCGGTGGTACCGCAACTACAGGTCTTACATATCATTTTTCAGGAGACCCTATTGTTCCTGAAGGGTGTTACACAATCGTATCTGCTTTTACATCCGGTTTTAGTTCAACCACATTTACACAATTAACCGGAGTATATACCTTACAGACGGACTGTTCGGATACTTTATGTGCTACGGGTGATTGTTGTTATAACATATCTTGCATTAGTATACCGATTGACGAATATTCGGGGATTTCTGGTACCTACCAAGTTTCCGGTAACTATAATGGTTTCCCTTTTTGGACAGGAGGGACTACACCGGGTTATTTATTTTTTGATTCATCAAAATGGTGTTTATCTTCAGGGTTTAGTTCCTCGTGTATTTTTTATGGTGCAGAACCTACAACCGTAATTTGTCCTGATATTGATGAAACCGTATCATATAGTGGTACGTGTTTCCCAACACCAACACCATATGATCCGTGTTCTATATTAGATTTTGATATTGTATTGGAATGTGCGTTCCCTACACCGACCGCAACTCCAACACCTACACCGACACCCACCCCAACCCCTACACCGACCGCAACCCCTAATATTTGTTCTGGGTTTACAGTTGATATATCGTTTTCTGCGGTAACACCAACTCCTACACCGACACCTACACCTACACCGACTCCTGTGGTATACCCATACAACATTACTTCTGGTGTGACGTTTGTTATTGATAGTGGTAATTTTGTTTGTGTTAATGTGAACAAATTAGTGGATTGTAATAGTAGTGATATATATTTTGTTTCGGGACCTATTTTATATACAGGATCACCAATCACCACAGGAACAACTATCTTAGCATTAATTAATGACCAATATAAATGTTTAACATATACTGAAAACACTTTTGGTAGTCCGGCCGATTATTTACAAGGAGTGATCAGTATAATCACAAGTGGATGTAGCTCTTGTGTTGCTCCGACACCTACACCAACCGCAACACCTACACCGACACCTACACCGACACCTACCGCAACTCCGGTACCAACACAAACGTATCCAACAAATACGGTATTCGTGTTTACTTCTTGTACAAATACATCAATGATAATACAATACTCATACCCACCATCAAACGTTACTGTTGGGGGTATATTAAGGACTGTTTCAGGGGAATGTTACACATATATTGGAGACTACTTATCGT